GCTTGGATAAACATTTGCGTGGTGGTCGAGCTATATTGTGTTCCAGAACCGGATCCAAAAGACAGCGAAGATCCACCCGATGTGGCCGAAATTTGATATGTTGTTGAAGTCGTACTGATAACATAATACGCAGTGTTCGCGCTTACGCCAGAAGGCAGCGATGCGCCGGTAAAAATAACCTGTGAGCCAACAACCGGAGAAACACCGGCAACGCCGGAGGCTTGATTACCAATCGTTACGGTATTGCTTGCAAAAGTAACAGATTGAACGCCTGTCCCAACGTCATAAATGGTAACAGTTGTTGACCCTGATATTGTCGAAGCAATCGGGATTGAAACTGTTTGAACGCCGCTTTGAGATCCTGAAAGAGTAACTGCTGAACCGCTAATGCTTCCCGAAATTTGAAAGGTTGTAACACCAGCATTGATAACATAATAAACCGTTCCCACCGCAATCCCTGTTGGGAGCGTATTGGTCGTTGTAAATGTAATTGGCGTACCGTTAATTGGGACGCTTGTAGCAGGAGTAAAAACGGATGTTCCAATGTTAATTGTGACCGTTTGAGACGATGTTGTAATGGAATCGCCTGATGTTGATTGAGGCGTAATCTGTAAGTTGGTTCGATTGTTTTGCCCGATATAAGACAAGCTGGCGTTTGCCCCAACAGCAAGACGAGCTGTGTTATTTAAATCTTCCCAGGCGTGAAGCTCGGTTATATTTTGAATGGCCGTTTGCCCAGCTGCCGAGCCATACCAATTAACCCACCCGCCAAGCTTTTGTATTAATCCCTTGCCGGTGCGATCGGGAATAAACCGAATAAGTTGAGATTGTGAAAAAGCTGCCTCATTGAGCGCAGGAGTCTCGTTGGTATCGATCCCTGGGATTAATTTCATTGTTGCGTGTGGCATGAATTACCTCGAAGGAGTTGCCACAGCCGCAGGAGTATAAGAAGTCCAACCACCAGCTTGAAATTTCTTGCGAGCCTCTTCGACGATTGCGCCTTTTAAGATAAGCTCATATTGGCTTTCATACGATTGCGCCATTTGCGGATCGTCAGCTTGACGGCCAAAGTTACGCTGGTAAGCCGACAGATAGATCATCGAGCCCATAAGCAGAAGATCAGGCAGATTTTGGCTGATGAACGTGTAGGTCGTATCAGCAGAACCAGACACAGCATAATTATAAAGCGTAGGCTGGCGAGTTGTGCCTGTTACGTTAAATGTGTATGTGCCGGTGGATCCTGTCCAAGGACCAATTTGAACATATTGACTTGTTTGTCCACCCGTTGCCAGATCGCCACCAAAAACAGCAAAATACTGCGGCGTTCCTGCACCCGAATTGGTGGCGTAAACATTCTGTAAAAAGCTCTTCGTTACCGGCGTTAGCGTTGAAACCTCATTGCTAGGATCAGTAACCGTGATTGTTTGAAGGGTAACAAAATTTTGTGTTGGAATGGTTATCTGGTTGACAGATCCCGTTATAGGAAATGCTTGAGAGTTTTGTGTTGCTAAAAAATCCAAATCGCGCTGAATACGCAGCTCGGCATAATTGAGCATTTGCGGAATAATATTTTGAAAATTAGTATCCGACGATGTTACAAGGCTATTGGGAGAAGTTCCCGTTGTGACAAGCGTCTGCTGCAAGACGGCCATTGTGGCAATCTGGGTAACGTATAAATTATAAGTTAAGCCAGTGGTTGCCGTGGTCATGTTGATTACCTAGCCAGATTGAAAGACGCCTGTTCCACTTCTGAAACACGTTTAGACCACCCCTTACCAAAAGTACCATAAGTTGGAAGAGTTTGCAAAAATACTAGACGTTCTTCGCAGATTCGCGTAGCAACGTCGCGTATGTTAGACGCTTCAAGAGCAGCAAGCGTAGCTGGCCCGATTTGCCCGTCTGCTGTAACACCGAGAACCGACTGAAGGGTTTTCGCCGCACGGCTTGGGCCTGAGTTAATGGCAAAATCAAAGACTGCATAATCAACCCCTACAGGAAGATCGTCGCCCTTTATAGCATCCCAATATTTAGAGCGATAGAGTGGCTCAACGTCTTGAGGAGTCAGCGCCTTAATGTCATCGATTGTAACCGGATGCCCGACAAACTGCTCCCAAGATGCCTTGGTGCAGCCTAAATTAGTCGCTCCGCCAGGGTCTTTGGGATTATTAACAAATCCGCCTTCGTTGCGAAGAACCATAGAAAAGCATGGAAGCCAATTGTCTTTCACGGGTTATTCCTTCGGAGCCGGAGAATGCTGATGAGATGAACCAAAATAATAAGAAAGCACTAGTGTTAGAGCTGCATCAAGCGTTCCCAAAACACGCGCAATCAATTCCCGCATTACGTCAGGAATAATGCTGTTTAGCAGATGCCATTGGATGAATACCCAAGCGCAGATAACCACGACAGCCAAAATTCGAGGCGTCCAATCGTGAGTTTGAATAGCCATTTGACGGGCAGAATCACGATCGCTTGCAGCAATCCGCTCAAGATCAATTTCCAAAGACTTCATTTGAACTTTAAAATCAGCATCAATCTTTTTAAGAGACGCCAATTGATCGCCAGTAGGATTGGCTAAAGCCGTCATAATATCATCTTCTGTACCATTTTCATGGCCAAATAATGCACCTGAAATTGCCTTGACGGCCATTCCAGCAACAGGTCCACCCAAAGCTGTAGCAATTGTAGGGGCAACAGATCCGATCAATGGGCCAAAGGTTTTTAAAATGTCCATGTTATTTCACCGTCAATATAAGAATGAGACCAATTACACCAATGCCGACAACAAGAAACCCAATGATGCTGCTTATCATAATTAAGTCGTCCTGTGTTTCTTTCTGGCGCTTTAAGGCTTCTGCCGCTTCGCGAGCTGCTTCACGGCGCATTTCTGTCACTTCCTTTTGAATAGCAGTCCAAGCATTCATGCCGTACTGACTAACAAACAAGTTTTTAACATCCTCTGCCATTTGTTTGGCTTTGGCTTTGGCCGTATAAAGCCTGACTGCTTCAGCCTCAAAATTGGCTTGAGACTGAAACATTTTTTTCTTGCGTGGTTCAGAAGTTAATTGAATAACCTTTGAAACTTCGCCAAAAAGATGACCCACCTTATCGGCAGTATCCATCATATCCTGACCGGCATCGACGGCAGACTTGATGGTATTGTATAAAGCCGTCGCGCCAGCAATCAGGGTAAATGGATCCATGTTTACTCCGTAGGAGTTGTCGGCTCCACAGAAGCAGCAGGAGTAGCAGCCTCAATTTGAGGCTTTGCCTGGCTGTGAAGATGAGCAATTAGATCTGCCACATCAGCATAAGCCCCCTTGGCCAAGTGGCTAAGGATCGTGTTGATATGAGCAACGGTAAGTTCCAAGTTTAGTTTAAGATTGTCCATGTTTCCCTCTTAGGTTGGACGTTGAAAATTACGTATATTCGATGATGCGAATTACGCCGTTAGCACCCGCAGAGCCATTCGTTGCCGCTGAAGCAACACCCGCAGCACCGCCGCCATAGATAATACCGGCAGAACCTTGACTGGCACTACCACCAAAACCAAACACGCTGGATCCACCGACGCCATTAAGAAAAACATTCGCCGTAGAATTTCCGTATCCAAGAGAGCCAGAGCCTCCCGATAAATTGGTATTACCGTTTGTACCTGTACCGCCAGCTCCACCAGTTCCACCCGATTGTCCTGCAGCTCCACCAGAAGCCGTAACGGTCGTACCGCTCGCGGTTAAAGTTGTTGTTCCACCAGCAACACCATTTGCTCCTGAACTGCTAACCCCCGCACCACCCGCACCAACAGCAAACGGTAGAGTTGTTCCAATTTGAATCGTTCCAGCAACCGTTTGCGACCCTGTTGTCGTGCTTGCAAAAGATAAGCTTGTGTTTGTTGATGCAGTTACAGTGTAAGTTCCGTTATAAGCAACCGGCGTAACACCAGCAATCGTAACAAGCGTTCCCACTGATGGCGCAGAGATTTGCGAAGCAAAAGTGATCGTTGCAACCGAACCTGTGCCGCTCGTACCGGTCGTTGCAACAGAAGTGGACGAAAGACCAGAAAAATACCTTGCGGCATAACCGCCACCGCCACCGCCGCCACCGCCACTGGTACTACCATCGGTTTTACCACCAGAAGCACCGCCACCAACCATTTCAACATAAATAGCGGTGCAATTCGATGGCGTCGTATAAATACCAGATCCTTGCGAAAACGTAATCGTACCGGCAACCGTTTGAGATCCGCTCGTCACACTTGCGTAAGAAACTGTCGTCGTCGTAGAAGCCGTAATTGTATAGGTTCCGTTGTAGCCCGCTGGGGTTACACCAGCCACAACGATCGT